GATAAGTTTCCCCTAAGTAGGGGTAGCTGAGATAGCCACATTCCACCATGTGGGGCTACCTGTGAAAAAGAAAAAGTTAAAATCTTCTCCTACAGCTTTATATAAGTCAAAGGATTGTGTTTTGACTTCAGTTGTGCCATCTGGGAATTTGATGGCATTGATATTAGCCGCTAAAGCTTTAGCGGAGGAAGTATTAGACAAGTACGTGCTAGAAAAACGCCGATTGTTGTAATACGGAATTTCAAAATCCAACACATTCCCTTGCACTGCGTTGGAAACTTGAGAACCTCCAAACGACTCATCATATTGACACCTGAAAAGGGCATAATTGTTGGGATTGTGAGGAAAAGAATTCGAAGTAGGGGTCATATTAAATATATCTCCTCGAGAAACTAGAAGCATGTCAGGTTTCCCATTCCCAGTAGCAGGGAACACTTTATATCGAACAGCACCTCGAAAACCAGCGAAGCAAGCACCTATGAAATTAAAAGGTGTGGTTGGCACTGCGTTTATATTATTGCCATTAAAAGTGTCAAGACCGTTAGACAAGTAACCACGGTACTGAGGCCAACTTCTCACAGGAATTGAATTCAATACAAAATCACTTGTAGATGATGTCCAAGCTCTTCCAACTGAACGCTCGAGACAAAATCTCTTGAGCAGTTGACGAAAAGACACAATAGACTCACCAGCCAAGATTGCAGGTAATGTGATTTCGACTGCCTTGCCGCCCGCATATTCTTCTAGGCCTGTGGCTTCTGGTGCAGCATTTTCAGACTGACCAGTAGTATCGCCCATTTCATTGCCACCAGCCTGTTGTTCAAAAGCTACTGGTTCTGGATTCGGAAAAGGAGACCACGATCTCATAGCATCAGCATCTGGGCACCAAACTTCCAAATCAGGTGAACTAATAGATGTAAGAAGCACGACAGGATTCGTAGCTGGTCCAGATGTAACCAATGGGTTTAAAACGTAGAGAGTCAAAACACCATTATGGCTTTGTGGCGTGGGCACATACGGGATAGTAGTCGTATATGTGTTTCCAATGGTTATATTTCCAACATCTAAACCAGGCAAATCAGATCCCCAACCAATAGTGATTGAAAAATCCTTGGTTTCAGCTATATCAATGATCTTTGAGTAGACTACATTGGTTTCTGGATTCGCAGACCCAAGAACTGGGTCCCAAACTGCAAGGATACGACCTTTATGATAACCACTAGCAGCAACCTGAAAACGATACTTGATGCTCCCACGCCAATATTTGAAAGGTGCAGCTACAACGCCCATAGGTGACAACACTATTCCGGGAGCGGTAATGAGAGGATCAACATTTAACCTCCTAATCATTGGCGTAACAGGAAATGAACAAATCACAGTATTTTCAGATTCATTTAGGCCCCAATCCGTGCCAACAAAGAATGATTCCTTGCTCGACAAATACTTGAAATCAAGTTCGTCAGCATCACCAAGACCCACAGTCCGAGGATCTAAGGTAACCTCCTGTTTTGCCACCAAAGCAAGGGAATTATTGGTAACATCCGTATCTGTCATGGCCAAATCGCCTGTTTGCCATACACGTACAGAATCAATGCTTTTAATATTCCTGGGGCGTGAATAACCAAATGAGGCTGCCAAATTGCCAACACCTTTAGCAGCCATTTGAGTGGCCATAGCAAGGGGTGAAATGGCAGGTACAGACTCTAATGCTCCTGCTACTTTAGAAATGATATTAGCTGGTCTAGAAATAGGACCCTCTCCGAACTCATCGCCAGCTTGTGGGCTGAGACCATCGATAGCAACAGAAGTAGGAGATGTGAGCTGTATATTTTCTACCCAAGCATATATCTTCACAGAAACGGGGTTAGATAAGCCTTGGGCGTGCCTCAAAAAGGAAATACTCCTAAGCCACAACTCCCCAATTCGTGACATGGAAGTAGGAGCGGTAAAGTCAATACAATCATAGGGACAGAAAAATGGTAAAACCATATGCCCACCCTGTGAAGTAGTGGGATCTAGATATATGTGTGGTCTCTGACTGGCTGTACACACATCCGCATCGCCTGTGGTTCTATACCAAGGAGAATCATCTGGCCATGGCATATAAGATAACATTGCTCGACCCCAGTAGAAAGAATTACCGTTGAGTATTACTTTGATGTGCATATCCCCACGAAAATTCTTAAAGTTAGACAGCCTATTGGCCACTCGTGGATTCTTAGACCATAAGTCCCAAGGTCTGAAAACAGCGTCAAGAGCTCCATTCATTGTCCAACTATATGAAGCGATCTCTATTGGTCTTTCGAAAAAATTCGATAAATCGGTGTTAGAATCATTGGTACTGTTCCTAGTTGGATCATTATTTGAAGACACTTCACAAGTATAGGCAGGATTGTTATCAATAAATGTTAAAGTTCCTTTAGTTGTTTGGTCAGCATCTGGCGTCTCATAGCAGAATGTTCCTGCTTGAGGCACAAAGGGCGCCCACTCCTGGGCTTGCCGATATTTTTCCCCGTCGGTTACGGTACATGGGACTATGTTATTTGACTGCGAGCTCTGTCTGAAGCTCTGTATATGATTATTAGAAAGTATGATTAATCATCAAGAGCTACTCAAGCTACATGATGATATGCGTGAAAAGCACGCACAACTTAAATGTATTTAATGTAACATATAAACAGACTGCTTCCAGATGCAGTTTTAAGGGTGGGAGGCGACCCAGTGCACCCAGTCGCTCCCTTGGTAGTATTCTAGCATTCTTCGTTCGACAGCCGACGTGACTGACATTCTTACTATCATTTCATCAATGTCCTCTGGAAAGGCCTTGATGATACCTAACTTGCGGCGCATTACAAGTTTTTGCACACAATTGTATGCTCGTGAAGTCCCCGTGTAAGAAGGGCTCCACAACAGGGAGCTGAAATATGGTCGAACGACCAATTCTTTTCCAGACTCCGCTGCCTCAAATAGCTCGGCTGCCAACCGAGCATTTCTTTTCTTTTGTCTTCGTACTCTTTCCATATTGAAAATACTTTTCAGTAATAATGGCCTCAGAGATGAAAGAAAAACAGCATATCTCTCAATGTACACATGACGATAATCATGGTACCAGCGCAAATCACTGGGAGGTGGCACAGCTTGCTGTTCAAATGGTTGACTTTGTAGAAAATATGGATATAATTCTTGTACAGCTTCATAATGACAAGTAGAAGCATGATATCTTTGTGCACAATCATCCAAACTAGGTGGATGATAATAATCACCAACTCGATAACCTTCACTATCCCTAGTATCCAGAATCTGTTGGAAACCTTCTGCGTACTTTTCGTACACATCAGTTCCATGGAAAAACAACTCATACAAAGCTGACGACATATTACCAGCCATAATTTGAGCTTCAGATTCCTGTGATGCTTTTTCATGTTTAGTGCAGGTCAACGATTTATGAATTGAATCAATATCCAATGGTGCTACGATGGCTCCATCCAAATCAGCGTGGGCTGCAAACCTACGCTTAAGGAAAGAACATGCATCAATATGGAGAAATTCTGCACTAGATTCACTCTTATCCGCCATAGTGTACGTCATGCCAATTTCTGCTAGACGCTCAGCTATGGTTGTGTGATTAAAGAACAAACAATCTTTAGATACACTCATCAAATTATCATCACCATATGTGATAAGAGCAACTACTTTGTGGAACAATGGGAAATTGCCTTTGACTGGATCACAATCCTTGTGGGGAACATATTTCTCTAAATTGGCGTAATACGCATAACGCATAAGAAGAATATTATTCAAACCATTCAAAATGACTGTTAGAGGATGCCCTGAAGCAACACTCTTGTTTGTATTATACAACACACCATTCATTTCATACAAAGGAGATATGATCTCTGTAGCCATAGCATCAAATATTTTCAAATCAACATCACTATAGTTTCCACTCTGTTTCAATATCATTCGCAACAAAGCAAGTGAAGTTGAAGTGAAAGCACTAGGTGTTGTCTGATCATACTTTTTGAAATCGCCAGCTACCATATTATTAATGCCAAATTTAGTAACATACTTGAACAAATGATTCCAATCTTTTCCTGAAGCATCAACGCCAACCGCGCTCTCAAACACATCAGGGAAACTTTTCATCATATTAATGGCAGGTAATGTAAGCATTCTACATACAACCACTAAAGGAAAGGGAGCTCCAGCGAAAACTCTAATTTTGCCTTCGTCTACTTTCTCTTGTGGGAGAGCTTCATCTTTCAGATTTGACCTGAAACAGAAGTAAACTCTCTTACCATCAACCATATATTCCAAAGTGTCCTCCATAATCTTATCCAAATCATACTTATCTGGATCAAACTCTATGGACGCAACCAAAGAGATGGAGCCGTCCGCATTGACGACTTCTCGCAGACATTTCTTTGTAATAGAGCCATACTTCTCTTTAATGGCTTCATCTATAGCAAGAAATTCTGATTTTCTTTTGTTGATGGGATATCCTATTGATGTATCAATGTTCACAGGATCAAATCCCTGCACTCCGGCCACTCCATTTAGTGCATCTTTCAAATTGAGCTTGTGTACATTACCACTAACATCAACCTGAGTAGAAAAAGAGTTGTATTTCATCACGAAATCAGTTACAGCTTTCTTCAAAGTGTCCGGATTCACCGGAGGGGCATCCTTAGTAGTATTATGTACATGCTCCCATCGAGCTTTGGACGCTCCTGCTTTATCAGGACCAGAATGCTCTTTCTTGATTCCCATGGCCTCCTCTAGAGGTTTAGCTATGCAAGACTCTTTAACATTAGTCTTGAATGTGGCAGTGGGAGAACTAGTAGATCCAAGTATATCTGCGCAATGAATTGTATCACTTGTCATCCAATTCAATGGGTTTCTGCCATGAATTGTGGGTTCCACACTGACGTCTACACCTTGCATCTGTTTAGGCAGGGGACCATCTTCTGCTACTTTAATAGGCATGCATGGCGCTTCTGCGTCACGTTCTTTTCTTATCAAG